TGGCCTGTTGCTGAACGTCTTAATCGCTGGAGTATCCCCCGACACCGTCGCCGCTATGTACCCACTTGGCGAATAGGCCGCGTAGTCCTGCTGGCGAAACGCTGCCTGCCACGCGATCAGCGACGCTAATGCTGTGCCGCCTGTCGCCACCGTCGGAGGTGAGCCGAACTCCTCGCGGAAGGTCAGGTTCGTGTTGACAGCGTAGCCGCCATCCTGCCAGCCGCTCGTCAGCTGTGGTATCTTCGGCGCAATCAGCGTCTCAACGACCTTGCTAACACCGAAGAAGCCGTTGTTCGTTGTGGGCAGCTTGTCGCACTTCAATCGCGCGGAGGAAAGCGACCCCGACACGTCGCAGATATAGCGGAAGTTGGCAGAAGCGGTGTTGTTGCTACTGACCACCACCACGTCGCTGTTGCCGACAGGTAGCAGCGAAGGAAGCGCGGATATTACTGTTATGCTCATACGTTGATTGAAATTGATATTTCCTTGCCGACGACCTCCGCGATGCTGCTGACGAGCTCATCCAACTTAGCGTCGCTTAGCACTGGGTTGAGGAATGGCCGCCCCTTGATGCCTCTGCGTTTTATTGACTTGGCGATGTTGTACGCCGCCGCGTCGATTTCGTCAGCAGGGATGCCGAGTGCTTTGTCGATTGCCCACTTGCGGATCGCTGCCACGTGCGAAGGACTTGGGTTGATACTCCGAAAGCTGAACGGCGCACCCCTGTTGACACGCACGCCATTGACGCCGTATTCAACGAACTTCCAGTAGCTGGCCATCTCCATAGCGACCTGCGCGACCTTCTGCTCGACAGGCAACTCTGCGAAGCCTACCGATTGACGCAGGTTGAGCGTAGCCTTAGCGTCAACGCGTTCAATGCCCTCAACGGTCAACTTGATGACATCCTGCATCCACCGAATGAGAGCCGCGTTCACGTCAGGAGATCGCGACAGGCTGAACTCCTTAGTCACGTCAGCGCCAACGCCCAGTACGTCGCCTTCTATCTCTGTGGTAAATTTCATGCAGGTAAATATCGCAGCGCGGAAATCTATGCACTACGGCATAGCCTTCATCAGCAACAGCGCGTTCATGAACTCCCGTGCCGGCATGTTGAATACCTGGTCCATGCGCAGAGGATCTTTGCCGGCCATCCGGTAGACCACACCGACCCAGCCGTAGTTCGGCTTTTTTACGCCTTGGCCGTTGTCGTCGTCATCTCCTGATCCGTCAAAGACCTCCGCATAATCGTCAACAAAGGCTCGGAAAGCTGCAAAAAAAAAGCGGCATATCCCCAAACGTCACCCATCTTCATCTGCAACATCGCCTCTGCGCGCTGCTTGTGACCCTTGCCGTCATACGCCTTCGGCCACCACTTCCACACCTTGCACTCCCTCGAAAGCGTCGCCAATATCAGGTGCAAATTGTCAATAACACCCTGCTCGCTCGTCATGTCGTAGGAATACAACTCAACCAACTGCCCTGCGCTTATTTCGTCGATGAACCACTCAAATTGATACCACTTTCCGGCAACCTTGGCGTGACGCTTAGCCGCCAGTGACGATAGCGATTTGCTCGCCGCGTTGATCTCACCATAACGCTTGTTGACCTCCGCAATCGTCATCTTCTTGACCTGCTCGATCGGGATGCCGTCAAGAACGGCGATGACGCCGATCTTCTTGTCGCTTGTGGTGTAGATTGCGTTCGCCTCAATCGACACAATGCGCTGGAACTGGTCGACGGTGATTTTGTTGAGGATGCTCATCCTTTTATGGCTTTAAGGTAAAGTGCATAAAGTTGGCCGCATACCGTTTCACTGCGATAGTTAGCAATGTCTGCAGGTACTGTTAGCATCTCGCGCTTGGTCACTGCACCTTCCGCGTTAAAGTGATAACTCATCACACCCTTGCCACACATCCACGCCTCTATCGTCGTTCTACCTATATGCAAACCACATGCAAAGTGGCATCCCTTAACCAGCGTTTCAATGTTGCTCACCGAATCGCAGTAGTGAACTGGAAAGCGGTCAATCAAGTCCTTTAAGTAGTCGCCATGATCATAACCCACCAACACAAATGGCCTGTCGTTTTCTTTGCACCACGCTGCCGCATCGTAAATCATCGCCTTGCGCATGAAATCAACAGTTCCCGCCAGTAAAACATAGCCGCCATCCTGAACGCCATCGGTGTTGAATCGGCTGTAATCAACTGGATTGTAGATGACGCTTATCTTGTTTAAGGGAACGCCATATCTTGCGTGTATTTCGTGCTTTTCGTGTTGAGCTATACTGATATACCCCTTGATGCTTTCGTGCTTCACAGGCCGCTCTAAATCGTAAAAAACGCTATGTATCGTAGCGACCTTCGGTGTAGTTGGAAACAATACGCACAGATGTTCAGTGACCTGCTTGTGCTGAACGTGTATAACGTTGTACGCCTCACGTCCTGTCAACTCTGTCCACGCCTTAACCTGCACGCCTGCCATCTCAGCCTCTGCGATCAATGGGTAGTCCATGTATGGCGAGGTGACCGTTACGTTGTGTCCCATAGCTTTCAAGCCTTTGGCAACGTGCAAGACGTACAACTCTGATCCTGTGTACTTGCGGAAAAAAAGCGATGCGATTAGGATTCTCATTTTGCTTTGATTGGTCTTGCTGGATTGCCATACGCCAGAAAGCCATCAGGAATATCGCGGGTGACAACGCTGCCTGCACCTACCAAAGCATCAACCCCGATACGAACTCCGCAGATGATTGTGCTGTTGGCCCCAATGCTACATCCCTTGCAGAAGTATGTTGACCTGAACCTACCGTTGTTCTTCCAGTCGCCAAAAACGCTCGGATAGTAGTCGTTTGTCGTCACCACGTTCGGCCCGATGAAAACATCATTGCCAATGATGCAGCCGTGATATATGAGCGCGTGATTTTGGATTTTGACGTTGTTGCCAATTTGCACTCCTGTATCAATGTGCGCACCTTCACCGATGACACAGTTGTCGCCAATCTTGGCACCAGTGCGGATGTGTGCAAATGCCCAGACCTTGACGTTCTCGCCAAGTTCTACGCCTTCTTCTATAATTGCGGTTGGATGTATCATATCTGCAAATTTACTACATAATCACGTACCTGCCCCCAGCGTTGGCGGATAGCTTGTTGAGCGCGACATAACGCACCGCGTCAATGGCGTGGTTGTACCGGTCAATCGGCACTCCCAACGACGCGCCAGTCCTGTCCGTGTCCCATGTGTAGTTGCGTAGTTCCTTGATTAAGTTGGTCGATTCGCGCGTGACCAATAGCGGCTGCCGCTTCAGGATGTCGATGCTGTTCCTGATGCTGTCCGCGCCCTTCGTTGCTGGGTGGATGTTGAAGCCGAGCCGATGCACCTCTTCGATGCTCTTGGGTTCAGCACTGTCAGCGATGATCGGCCACGACCTGCCAATGCCCAGCTTGCGTAAGTGGTCAGCGATGTCTTGGTTGGTGAGGCCGTTTTGGTAGAGTAGTTCATGCATGAGGATAGCACTGCCACGCTTGTAGACGGCCACCACCGCGGTAGGGTCATTCGTGTATCCCCAGTCCAAGCCGATGGCGATCAACTTGTCACCTGCAAAGTCGATGCCGTCGACCTGCTGCCAATCATCAAAGACCACGCCCTGCAGTGATCCGACCTCACCCAAGCCGTAGACCTTCCACCAGTTCGCCCAGTACGTCGATGTTGCCGCCTTGACCTGCGCCGCTTCGATGTCGTCGCGGATCGTCGCCGGCAGCGCCTCATTGTCGCGGTAGGTCAGCACGATCAACTCACTGTCTTGCTCGGCCAAGACCTCCGTGTGCGCCCAGAACTCCGACACCGGGTTGAAGTCAATGTAGATGGCTTCGCTCGTTCTGATGGCAAGCTGATGGTACGCCTCAAACTGGATGTTGTTGGCCTCGTTTATGTATAGCACCTGCCGCCGTGCGCCGCGTAGCTTCGCCTCCTGATCTGCGCTGAAGAACTCAATCGTGCTGCCGTTGGCGAAGGTGTATGTCAGCAGCGTCTTGTTCCAACCTTCATCACGCCAGCGGTTCGTCCACTGCATGACCTTGCCAAAATCCTTCATCGCACCACGTCGCAGGTGCGGGATTGATTCAGATACGACGCTGATTTCGGTCTTGGCCTTGGCAGCTATGTGTATCAGGACTGCAAGGATTGCGTATGTTTTTCCAGCACTTGTCCCGCCTTGGATGACTTTCTTGCGTGCCGTCATCCGCCTGATGCGCTTTATCGCGGTGGTGTGATGAAATGCCATTTGTAACCGAGGTGGGGTTCGAACCCACGTTTACAACTTCTGTTTACGGTCGGGGTGCGCACTCCCTAATTGTCGTTTTACCACTTAAACTACTTCGGTTTTTTCTAATATCATTTTGTTGACGTCAACGAAATGGTTTTGTGGCCATGGCAGGATTCGAACCTGCAATAAACCCCGCCATGTGTATTAGTTCAGTCATTGAATAGCGGCTGTTCGATTTTGACCTCCGCCTGCGTCTTATCAGCCAAGCCGTTGAGGCGTTGCGTGATGCTCGTATTGTAGATGCCAGTCATGCCGCCCCTGATTTGGTCAGCGCGGATCGTGGTCTTGATGCGCGTACAGATTTCCACAAATTTGTCGTATCTCCCATCGGGATTTGTGAAGTATTGGTCAATGCTTTTGCCGATTCCCTGCTCATAGCAATAGACTTGAAATCCCTCAAACGTCAGCGGGTTCTCACGCTCACGAAGTACACGGTCTGCTTTGACACCGACGTAATCTTCAACCCGAACTGGTTGTGCCTTCGCTTTCTTGCAATATTCGGCAAACGCCTCCCACATTTCGTCAGGCGTTTCAAAACTCGGTGGTCTGCCTGCTTTATTCATGCCTCCATATTTGTTACAATGTCAATGATCTTCTCAATCACCGCGACCTTGGCGTGCAGCGCGTTGGGTGCTGTGCTTTCCTCCAGTGAATCCAATACGTTCGACAGGTTGGTCAACAAATGACCACGATCCTGCCAGTCGAGTGCGCGTGCATCCTGCTCTGCGCTGATGTCGGGTTGTGCGTGCATGTCATTCTTCGTTTAGTTCGCCCAGTTCTCGTAGCTTGTTTCTGCTCCAGCCAAGCGCCGCCTTGCCGCCCCAAAGCAGGTAGCTGATGTATCCGCAGTCGCTCGTTGAGTCTGCGTTGTCGTAGTATGTTTCCGCACGGGATAGGTAGGAGTGCATCCGCTTTATCGTTTCGAGGCTCACCCCTTCGCCATTGGCCAATTGCTGGGCTCTGACCTTGCCTGTCTGCGTTGCGCACTTGTTGCCGTTGCGCTCGTTGAGTTCAATCGCCCGCTTGGCGTTGTTGCGCACACCATCGCCGTAGTCTGCGTAGGTGTCAGCAAAGACGCTGCGGTCTGCCTCCCATTGCCTCGCACAAACGAGGTAGCGCTGCTGCTGGCTTGGGAACTCGCTGACAGTTTTGTCGTCACCCATGCATCGCTGGATGAAGTCCGTTTTGCTTTCTGATTCGCGTGGTGTCGGTAGTGGCATATATCTACAAATATCATTCAGTCGCAAATCGTGCACGGGAGTCCATTGCATCTGCCATCATCTCCTGCAGCCGCGAAACGGCGCATGATCCACACCACCAGTTCGTCCGTCCGTAGCCGTTGGCGTTGGCGACGTTCTCCAGCATCGACACCTCGCCCGGTGAGAGCGACATCGTTTGAGATGCATAGTAGCCGTCGAGCTTGTGCTTGACCGATAGCACCTGCATTGCTTCGTCAAGTGTCATTTCTCCGAGAGTTTAATGGTCAGCACCGTCAGACCGGCAGCGCTTAATCCAACCGGTATGGCAAGCAGCCAATGAAGGCTGGAGGCTGTGATGGTCAGAACTACGCCCCACCAAAACGCAAGACAGGTCAGGCAGGTCAGCGGCTTGCACCTCGCGTAGCGGTAGTACCACGATGGCAGGACGTTATAGCGGTTCATCGCCAAGGAAGTCATAGTGGCCAAAAGCAATATAGTAATCAGATCCAAGTTCATGTTTTAGTCGTTGCTTGCAGTTGTTGATTGTGTACGAAATTGATCGCCAAGGTATCTTGGTATGTCGCTCGATGAGTTTCTTGTTGCCGAGTTCCAGCCACAGGAGGAATAGCTGCTTGTCGTATGGGTAGGCACCGGCTTTCGCCCAGCCATCCATGACTTCGAGCGCCCGGTTAAATATCGCATCAGGCCTTGCATCATACGGCTCATCAGCTGCCTCCAGCTGCTGATCGGCGATTTCCTCGCGCAGTTCATTGTGTCGGAAGTCGCGTTGAAATTTAGAGTTGCGACTTCGGTAAAGGTTGATAGCCATTCGCACGATGTAGAAGTTGAGGTAGCCTCCGGTGTGCATGGCTTCGATCTTTTCGGCTGGCTTTTCATATAGTCTGATGACGAGTTCATGTTCAAGGTCTGGCGCAAGGTCATGCGTAGCCAGCTGCCGCGCTATCTGCCGCAGCTTGCCGCTCGTGTAAAGCGTTAGTATGATTGTGCGTGCCTCCACATTGGTCGCAAAGATACATAGTATCTTTTGGTCTGATGTTGTGGTTCTGGTACGGCCTCACTTTGTCGAGCCACAGGTACTTGCCCTGATAACGCTGGATGTCTTGGATGACTTGAAGCGCATGTTGCACCGTTGAGTAGTGGCGGCGCATCAGTTCGCCTGCATCCATCAGCGTCAGCTTCATCTTGAACTTAAGCAGGTACATCAGGCACTGGCGCGATTCGGTGATGTCGCGGTGGCGGTCTTGGCTTTGCATCTGACGCAATCCGATCTTAGTGTGCTTGGTCACTTGTTCGGCGTAGTAGTAGAATTCACGTTGTTGCTTAGTCATTGGTTGGTTTGTTTATAGCTTTAAGAAATTCGTTGAGTGATCGAACTATGTAGTACTTGTAGCCTGCAGCTTCGATTGTTTCCTGCCATTGCTTTTGCCTGGGCTGCTGCCTCCCGATGACCGTCTTAAACTCAATAGCGATCAAGCCATTGTCGCTCAGATACATCATATCTGCAACGCCGGCCACGACGCCCATTTGCTGATTCATGACAGCTCGGACCTTGTTGTCGCTATTATTGTTTACCGCGAATAACCGCCCCCGCTCTTCGGGGTAGTTGTTCCAGTGGTAAAGGAAGCACTGTGATTGGATCTTAGATTCTGACAGTTCTTGCATCTGATTTGAAAACATTTATAGTGTGGTTCTCCAGTCTCTGGGTGTTTTAATTGCGCCTTCATTCTTGCTTCCCACTTCCACTTTCCAGTTGTGCTGATAAGGCGCAGCCATTTCTCGCCCTCGCAATAGCATTTGCAAACGCTGTGCAAAACAAATCCCTTCTTCATTCCCTCTGGGTTCTGCTTGTGCATCCTGGCTAAATCTTCCAATGGCACATACTTCTTTTTGTTCAAAATATCTGTACGCACTTGTTTTAATATAACATCCGGCATTATCTCTTGCGCTGGACCTTGGAACTTGAATCCGCAACTTGGGCATTCTTTGAAGCTGTTATGGCAAAGATACTCGCAATTCGGACACTTTTTATGAGGCGCAACACCTCCCTTTGCTGGCCGTTTCTCTAAGTTCCACAATCGATCTTCATGCCAGGGACCATGCGTTTCCATGTTGTTACCGAAGTCAAGGATCGTGAAATTCTTCTTAGTTCCAGTCACCCGGCTACCACGACCAACCATCTGCAAATACAAAGCCAAACTTGTGGTCGCTCGATAAAGGATCACGACTTCCGTATCCGGATCATCGAATCCTGTCGTAAGAATGCCTACGTTACACAAAATTGCATCGGGTGTGTTCTTATACCAGCTAAGTATCGATCGTCGCTCCTCGTGCGTCATTTCGCTATCTACGTGCTTGGCCGGAAGTCCTGCTTCGCGCATCTTACTGCACAGCTCCACGGAACTGTCAATGTTACTGCTGAATGCCAGTGCTTTCTTACCTGGGCAGATCTGCATGTAGTTGCTGATCACGCCTCCGTACACCTTCCGCTCGCTGTACATCTTACCCATGGCACCTGTGTCGTAATCGCCTTTGTACATGCCCACGCCAGCAAGATCCACCGGCACCGTGTAGTAGTTTGGTTTCGCCAGGTAGCCATCGTCAATCAGGTTCTGAATCTTCACCGATTCGACCAGTTGCGTGTAGTGCTTTGATAGGCTCGTCTGCTTGCCGATCCGGATGGGTGTTGCCGTAGCGCCGATCACGTAGGCGTCTTTGCGGATGTATGGGAAGATCTTGTCAAAGGCTGTCTTGTGGGCCTCATCGAAAATCACCAGGTCAATGCTTTTCAGCAATTCCTTCCAGGTCTCGGTAGTCAAGCGGCGCTTCATGGTTTCGATCATCGCCACGTAGCACGGTGCTTCCGTGTACTTGGTATCTCCGGCAATGATCTTGGCCGGGTTCAGTTCGAACTGCTGCAGTGCGAAGTGCGTCTGATTCATCAACTCCTGGCGGTCGGTCAGGATCATGACCTTCTTGCCCTTGTCGATAGATCTGCGCGCCATAGCGCTGAACATGACGGTCTTGCCGCTTCCGGTTGGACTGCACAGGATCAGGCGGCGGTGGTGTTCCTGCATGTGAAAGCGCATCTCTCTGATGGCTGTGTTTTGGTAGGGTCGTAGTTTCATAGGGTCTCGGTGGTAAGAGGTGGTAAGAGGTGGTAACTACTTTTTAGCGGTAGTTACCACCGAAAAAACTGCGCTGATTGTCTGCATTCGTTATTTTTAGGTCTCGGTGGTAAGAGTGGTAACTACTTTTATAGAATAAAGTATATTTATTATATAGTACACATGGTATATGTATGCATGATATATATAGGTTAGGGTTAAAAAGTTTGAAAATCCGCTTACCACCGTTACCACCTCTTACCACTTTTTGAATTTTAGAAGTTTGGTATTGCCATCTGCGCCTCTGCAAAATATACCTTAGAAAGCAGATAGCGGCGTTGTGAGCTGTTTGTGCCGGGTATCTTGATGCTTTTTTTCTCGTAGCCCATTCGCTTCAGGTGCTGCCCAACTTTGTAGATGGTGATGCCGGAATTCTTCAATCCGCTATTGGCCAGGATGTATTGATAGACCTCAGTGGTGGTCCACCACTCCGCACCTCCAAGTGTGCCGGGTGGATGGAAATACTTTTCAATCAGCTCGCATTCAATGCTGACCTGGAAGTTCTGCTCGGTCTTTTCGTTCAGGTACTGAATGTCGGTGCTGGTCAGCATCCAGCTGTTTGGATCGTCGTGATAGGCGTGGTACAGCTCCATCCACAATGCGGCCTTGTCGATCGCCTCGTATGCATCCCAGTTGATGCTGGTCACGTTGATTGGAATGATGCGTCGGTTGCCGGTTGGATCGTTGATGACTTCTTCCTCATTGCTAGTCCCGCACAGCACGGCGTACCTGGTCAAATCCTCGTGAGTCTTGCCGTATGGTTTGCGGATGCTAAAGGTTTGCCGGGATGACAGTTCCTTCAACTTTTTCGCCTCCATCTTTGACTTGCCTCCGAACTCGTCATCGCACAGGATTATCTTCTTGCACATCAAAATCTCGTCATCCTTGCCGCCGTCTAGTTTGGATTCACCGTAGTACGGCAATAGTTCAGGTGGCAGCAGTTGACGAAAAAAGTTTGTTTTGCCGATACCCTGCGGACCTGTCAGCACCAAGCACATGATCGAATATTGTCCATGCATGGATGCGACGATTGAAGTCAGCCACTTGGGAAGGAAGCGCCGGATGTATGTGGCGTCATGGACCTGGCTGCTGATCGTGTCGCAGAGCAGTTCAATGTTCCCGCTCGGTGTGGTTCGCTTGTGCTTGTCAAACCACTGCTTGAACGGATCATACTGCGGCGTCCATTCCGAATCGATGATGTCGAATACCAGCTGCTTCTTAACCTTGCTCCCCTGCTGATCTATGGCCTCCAGGTAAATCGTGTTTAGCACCCGATCATCGACAGGCTTGCCATCCAGCTCATACTGCCTTGTCACTTTGTTCATCCGGATGTTGTAAGTGCTAATTTGCGCCTTGAGCGCATCTAACATCTCATCCGCTGAAGGCTTATCTATTTCCTTTGCCGGCATCATAAACGTATCGTTTACGCGCTGATTCGCATCGTTGATGCCCTCTTGCTCCAGTTGTTTTAACGTCGCGCTCTTAGCTTTATCTTCATCCGCCCATCCTCCCTGCTTCCCAATCTTGAGCCGGTTCGTTTGCGCAATCATCTGCACCCGCATAGTCTCGGCCGTTTGTATCTCGATGTTCGCATTCTTACACAGGAACATGAACGTCGCAAAGGTGACCTTGCCCCGAGTTCCCTTTAGTATAACAGTGTACTTGGAATCGCATATTTTGTAGTCATACTTTAGCGACTGACTGCTGACCAGGTGGAATAGATCTCGCCCTTCCTGGCTGTCTCCGTATTTACTGACGATAGCCATCCCGATCTTCACCCAGTCCTCATATGATTCGCACAGGTTAACACGCTTCTGCTGAATCTGGTCAGTGATATAGCTGATGTCTTTGTCGCTGTGGACGTAAATGGTTTTGGGTAGGAACTTAGGCTTTTCTAAATACTGCTTAAATACCGGCGGCATTTTGTCTGCCTTGTATAAATCGGGATCGTAACTGACGTAGCGCAGTCGTGTCACATCCTTGCAAGATTCGTCTACAATCAGGTGGTAGTTGTCGGCTATGTACTTACTCAATCCAAGAAACGCATCCAGGTGTTTCTCAGAATCAATGCGAAATAGCACTGCCAATCCATATCCACCGGTAGACGTAAAAACGCTATAGGTGTACTTATCATCAATAAGCGCCTGGCGTTTTGTTTGCAGATCCGGGTTGTTCTGCTGGTCAATATCCATGCAGATGAATCCGCTGTGTTTGGTTATGTTGTCAGCGTTCCGTCTGCTAAATTCACCGCTTAGGGTTATGCATTCCAATGTCTCCTTCTTCACCTTGCCTATTCTTACATTCGTCACTTGGTCTTCATACGTACCGTTTTTGACGTTGTCTAAAAAATTATCAAGATGGATTGTGGTTCTCGGGACTACGTCCTTGTGAGTTTTGAAAAAACTGCAGTTTGTCATTATTAGAATTTATGGGTAGAAAAAAATGCCCCGACTGGTCGAAGGCAGTCGGGGCAGGCCAAGGTAGCGGCTTTGCTTACGTCATTGATTGGCTTCGACTCCGCTCTCTGACTCTGGTACAAATATACAACATTAAGTCATATTGCGACCTCGCAGGTCGTGTTCATCTGCGACCTTTCGCATCGCGTCAATGATGTTGTTGTCGATGTAGGTTGCAGCCATCGCAAGGTCGTAAAACAACTCCACCAGTTCAGTAGCAGTAAGTTCGCTGTCGTCACTTTCGATGCTGATGCGCTTGCCGTCGATTTGCAGGCTTAGCTTTAAGCCAAGGTCAGAAGGGAAGGTCGCTGCCATTGTCTTGGATGTTTAGGTTATTGTGCGATTCTGCCTTCGGCTTGCCAGCGTAGTAGTCCGCGCTGTTCGGCGATGGCTGCTGCTTGACCTGCACGTTGCCGGCCAAGAACTCGCCCTTAGCGCCTTGCTTGCGCCACAGCGCGACTTGGTATTCGACGCCGTTGAGCAGTAGGTTGCCCTTCCACGAGGGAGCGTTGGCATTGTCGGAGTTGTTGGTGAAGACGCTGATGTCGCCGTCTTTCTTTTGGTATGTACTCATAAAATTAGGTTGGGTTTATAAATTTTTTGGGTTATGGTTGTAAAGATAAGGTTGGTTCTTGCCATTCTTGGCACTCGTTCTCAAATGCTGCGTCATGGAAGAAGTCGAGCGGTGTCTGATCCAGCCATGCCTGCGCACTTTCTGTTTCACTGTCGCTCATGACGGCTTTCTTCCACTCGAACAGCACTGGCGGCATTTCCCCAACTTTGACTTCGGGTGTGGTTATGTCAAGTTTTATGTACTTAAAACTTGACAAATAAGCGTCGAGGATGTCGATGTCGCCTGTGCTGTCTTCTGTCCAATTGGTCGATTCGTACTCGATGTGAACCTCGATGTCGATGCGTCCACCTGCGTGTGGAATGTCGTAGTGTTGTGAAAATTTGCGTTCTCTGCTCATTGATCACCTCCCTGTATTTTATCACGCATCCATTTTGCGCCTTCAATCATTCCTGATCTACCAAGTGCTTCGTAAAGTGTATTTGTTTTTGGAAATAGTTCATCTACCTCCTCATCACTTGGCAGTTCAATAGGCGTTACATACTCGTCGATGTATCGCATGATGTGCTGGGCATCTATCATTGACACCTCGCATTTTTCAGCGGCAGTTAAAAACATCTCTTTTGTGTATAGTTTCATAGTTTGGTTTGGTTTAGGTTGGGTTACACGATTCTACCTTTAATCACACCTGCATAATGTTTGACAAATTTTTCGACTTCAACTTTTAATTCGTCAAGAGTATCGGTTTTAAACTCTTTCCTCAAAATTTCATCATCAAGGAAATACACTTGGACTGTTCCTTCCCAAAAATTACCAATGTTTTTATGTGGTGGATAAAACCTGCTGCTAATTGACAGCAAGGAGCCATCAAAGTCCAATTTAAATCCACAGTCCCATTTCCATTTTGGTTCATTGTGTATTTCCTTTTTTTCGTTTGCTTTGGCTTCCCAGAGCATTGCAAAATCCCAATCCAATTCTTTTGTGTACAGTTTCATTGGTTGGTTTGGTTTAGGTGTTGGTTAACTTTTTCAAGAATCAAATCACCGATGTATTGTCGGCAAATGTCAGCGGTTTGCCGCCGATTGGCAGCGGCAGCGGCATAGGCATTGGCGGCAGCGGCAGCGGCATAGGCAGCGGCATAGGCAGCGGTATCGGCATAGGCAGCGGCATCGGCATAGGCAGCGGCATAGGCAGCGGCATAGGCAGCGGTATCGGCAGCGGCAGCGGCATGGGCAGCGGTATCTAATTTATCCCGCGACGCTCTACCCTCGCCAAAAGCTATGGCAACATCTACGGCTTTAATACTGCGCTCGTCAGTCATAAGGTGTCGCACCGTGTTGGCACAATGCGCCTTGGCAAGGGTCAGCGGTTGTAATTCGACACCGC